CCAACCATAAGACAGTATCCACGGTCCAAACCATAAACACCACCAGAAGTGCCACAGTCAATATATTCGATACCCAACTCTGCCAGACGTTCCGCCCTTTTCCTTGAGTCCTTAAAATTGCTATTGCCATGATCAATAACAATATCTCCAGGACCAAGTAGTGGTAATAATTCATTAATAGTGTCCTCAACTAATTCTGCTGGAATGACGAGTTGGAATATTCCTGGAATCCCATCAGATTTTACTACTTGAACAAGGCTTTCCAAAGAATCTGCAGCTGCAGTAATATACCCACTGTCTGCTGCTTCGCATGCTTTGGCAAAGTTTCTTCTGTATCCATAGGTTTCAATTCCCTCCTTTAACATTCTACGAGACATTCCCTCGCCCATTCTTCCTAATCCAATAATTCCTACTTTCATCCTTTTACCTCATTTTGAAAATATTCGGGGAGCGGACACCCCTTAAAATCGTTTACAGTATCGACCGCTAATACATACATACATACGAACCCCAGACAGAAAGCAAACAGCATTTGTGGAAAATTATAATTCCCCATGTGTGCAGTTGGATCCGGTTCATCATCGTGCGGATGAATCATTTTACTGATCTCTTCCGCCCTCTTTTTCCTTTCCTTTTCCTTCTCTTCTGGGGTCTTTGCCATTATTCCCAATCCATGGCAGTCATTGTTTTTGTACGAAGCTCAGTTAAAATTTCTTCGTACTCATTGTACATTTTATCACCAACATAATAATGTGATTGAACCTTTTCAATAGCTTCAATCATAATTTTATATTGGTGCTTTTTAAACTTATTCATGTGAATCATTCCTCATTAATTTTTCGATTCTTTCTCACATTCTTGCTAGATCACGCTGATGGTCATTTTGTTTATAACCATCCTTCTCATGAATAATCATATATCCATGATAGTACATTGTAATTGCAAAAATAATTACTAAAAAGATACCAACGATTTCTACAATTTCAGTAGTCATGATAGAGAGTTTACGAGTTCTTGTTTTATATTATCTATAATGGTTTGAACAACGCTCACATCGATTCCCATGAATGGGGGAATCATACCCATAACCCGGAAAAAACCCTCTGCAAAGAGAGCGAGAAAAATAATTCCAAGGCACATACTAATGATTGATGCATTACGATTATGTTGTGTAATCGCAGCATCAATCATTGCTTGTGCTTCTTCCTTAGTTACATATTCGACATTGGTTTCTTCCATTTTTCTGTTAAGCAGGAATTTAAGGTTAGGTAACTTCATTTTATCATACTTCTAGTTCCTTTTCCATATTAGTTAGGGGATCAGGATCAATCAGTTTTATTGCATCATGCAACTCTTTTGAATGATTCAATTCATCGTTTAAAATTTCAAGGATTTTTTCATCAGAACCATTATAAGCAAGATACTTTCCATAAGTTTCTGCTGCATGGATCTCTACTTCGTAAGAGAGATGGTAAGCATTGCGAGGAGATATCCAATAATAAACCACGTTAACCCAATAGTAGATAAGGACGAGGTGTTTGGCGACAAAGCGATCAATCCAATAAGCATTACCGCCCCGACTTTCCATATACTCCAGATGTGATGTTTCATTAATAGATTGCTCAAAGTGCTGCAACATTAAATCTATATGCTCTGGACCACGAAGTCCCATAGATTCTCGAAAGTGCAAGACACTTAGGAAAGCAAAATAAGGTGCCCGAGCAATTTCCTCAAGCACCCAGAAACGCTGAAAGTCGCGTCCCTCATAAAGAAAATCTAATATTGCAACGGTGATATTTAAAAAAATACTATTAAGTTTTTTCATTTTACCTCTAGTGTGCGTTATTTAAACCCCATACTATCAAATATACTATGGGCCCATAAATTAAAACTGTCTTTAGGAATAACATTTTTAAATCACTCAACATGAATTGTTCCAGTCATGCCTGCGCCTTTATGTGGGGCACACCAAAAATTATAATCACCAGATTCGGAAAATGCAATCTCAAAGTCTTCACCCGGTAACATTACCAGGGCATCATGACTTAACTCTGGATGATCTTCCACAACTACATTGTGTGGCGGAAGCATATTATTGATAAAATGAACTGTATCACCGGCAGAAATAGTAACCTCTGAATGTTCAAATATAAGATTTCCGCTGGCACCCATCACTACATCTGCGGCAAACACAGGAGTAGCAAAAAATAGTGTAGCAATTAGTGCAAATAAAAACTTCATAATAGTCATGCAACTACAGTATCTAGTCACAATATTTGATATAAATTATGAATGGTTTTCAGTTCCTGACTTACTTAAATGGTGGATTTACTGGAGGTTCTCCATCCTTAGTTTCAAATTTTATTGGTGCCTGTTCTATGCGTATTGTCTGTGATGGTGCGGTCTGAGAAGCAGCTTCAATAAGTTTCTCCATGTCTGCTTTAGTTACTCCACCACCGCCTCCACCATTTCCATTATTTTTCTTCGCTGTCTGGACCCCGAAAGTAGCTAAAACCCCAGTAAACACACTGGCTATGAAGGTCGGATCCAGCTTCTGTTCAGGAATTCCTAGTGCAGGTGGTAGTTTAATATATGCCAGTGTAAGTATTCCTCCACTCCAAACCAGAATACCTAGACGGACAAATGTAGAGAGAATGGCAAGTTGCTCTTCCTTATCATCCACTCCCTCTTTAAGTCTTTTAAGGAGACCCCTTTTCTCCTCTTCCCCTACTTTCTTTTCCATTTTAGTCTTGCTATGGGACCAAAGAATCTACAGTTATGTTTGTAGAATGTATTTTGTTGTAACGATCACAGAGTTCTTCACTTGAGACGTGTTCCCACTTATGATATGTACTCTTTAAAACTTCGATATACTCTTGCCCATTGATACACTTAAGTTCTGTGGCAACAATGTTTTTGACAAGAACATCCCTTGTTAAATTTGACATACGATTTAATTTATATCCAATGAAAAATTTAGTAATAAAAGACAAAGATTGATAAAATCAAAAATTCTTCTTGGCTGATTTCACTTAAACATGATACTCAACTATTTAGGAATAAAACCACTCTCAACTAACCACTTTCTGGTCAATGGAGTAGGTGGATATACCTCCCACATAGGTCCACTTGCACATGCAGCGAGTGCTTTTTCAGTCATACCTTCAGTTTTACCTGCCCAGGTTGCTTCTGCTTCCCAAGGAACTGCGTGTGCAGGATATGTCTGTTCCACAATTTCTTGCCAAATTCTTGGCACAGATTCTGTTGGAAGTATAATTGCTACAGTACTATTTTCAATTGACCCTGCCATACAATCTTGAGCAGCATGCCATCCTTCGTGCCTAACTACTGACATCAAATTTCCTGCTCTACCCATATGAACAGTATTCAGAAAAAAGTTATTACCTACTGTATGATATACACCCCGATGCCCCATTGGGAAATATCTAGGATGTCCTAAAAACACTTTAACTCCGATTTTGGTGAGAGAGGACAGCATCCTGTCAAACTCATCAGCAACAATACTATAATCAGAGTTTGGATGGAACTTCTGCACATCAGAAATATTTTTAATTTGGTGAACATCCCTTGTACACTCCCTCACTAACATACACCCCAGAGAGTCGTATGTATGATATCCTTTTGTTAAATTTTCTTCTGCCTTTACTGGTACAGTCATTCCATGAGATGCACCAAAGAGTAATCCCACAAGTATATATTTAATCATAGTAATGGTAATGCAGGTCCAGTTACACTAGGCAATTCTGGAATTGCACCTTCAACAGCTCCTGAAACGGAATCTGTTACCATCTCCGTGATCATATCCGTTGCCTTCTCTTTTGCCATATCCATAAGAGCAGCTCTATTGAGATAGACGTAAAGTCCTCCACCAAAAATAGAAGCTGACATTATGAAAGATACAAGAGACAACACGTTGAATAGAATTTTCATTGTTCTGCGTAATAATTGTTCTTGAAATAATCTAAAATACCATCACAATCATTATTACCTTGAGATACCCAATCATGGGCACACTCATAAATTGCTCGACTCTTGTATTTAGACAAGCGACTAGAATTTAATTCACTACCATAACACTTCAACAAAATTGACAGTGCCTCCCCACGAATTGCAAGGCGTTCATCTGTATACCTCCAATCTTCAGTCATTAGTTGTCCTCCTGTTGTTGGGGTTGTGTTCAGTCATAGTTTCCAAGTGCGGTCAAAGAACCCTACAGTAATACCAAACTTATAAACATTGAATATGATATGTACCATCGCACCCGAACCAAATTGTATTTGTAGATAAGGCCATCCAGGATACTCACACCATGATACTGACCCCTGAAAGAATGCCCAGTGCTTGGTGAATAATAGTCGGACATACCAATCGTATCCGTAATCATATTGGTGATTGAATTTAATTAGTTTCATTACGAAATTGTCCCATACCAGTTCCAGATTGCCACAGCGGTGGTGTATTCTTTTGAATTGATGCCCAAGGAAGTTGCTGAGCAGTCATTCCATCTGAATACATTTTGTACATCAACTCATGAATATTGTCAGGTTCCTTACGGTTTCCCCTTTCATCATAAACCCTTGCCATATCATCTTCAAATTTTTGAACCAGATAATCCTTTGCTTCATCAGAAATGACTGCTGGACCAAACCAAGGATCATCAGAAAGAACTCTGGGAGCGGGGACAGTTTTGTGCTGTTTTTTGTCCATTTCAATACCTCTCAAGTTTGGTGTAGTATCCGTAAGCATATTTAGATCTATTTCCTTCAATTCCCCACCCCAACCAACTATATGCTACTCCCATAAAATAATCATTGCTGCCAACCAATCGTTCAAACCTCGTCAAATTTTTTAAAAAGACTGGCTCTACAATCATATAACCAACCTGACATTCTAGTGAACTTGGGTCACAGTTATTTTTTTGAGCGTATTCACCCAGCCCCAAGTACCTACTCGGACTTGTCCACTGAATGATTCCATAACCACCTTTCTTGCAATTTTCGTAAGTAACTCTTGTTCCACCCTCACAAATATTTGCATTAAATCCACTCTCTTGCTTAATATTCCCTAAGATTACAGCAAGAGAATTTCGACTCTTTATATTAGTTTCTTCTTGCACCTTCCTCAATACAAACTTCTCCGAACTAGAGCAGCCATTACACCTCCATCTGGGAGCATATGTCTCTTCAGAAAGACTTTTTGGCATCTCTTGAGAAGCAGTGATCTTGTTGGCACATGATGTCAGTGCTATTGATCCTACTAGGATCATTAAACGAAAAAGCATTGCTTGATTCAT